TTATATCTGCCGACACCGACATCTCAACTTCTTTTAGTTCCATACATTACTTCCTCTTTGAATTACAGAGGTATGTAATAGCTACCTCTTGCAGATAATTTGTTGTTTTGAGTTCGTGGTTCATCTTAATAAGAACATTAGCCAAACGCAAACACAAAGTAGCATGCGCACTACCATACTTAGAAATTTTATCCTGGTAGTATGCCGGTATCATAGTCTTGTTAATATCTTGAAGAAAGATATATTTTACAATCTGACACACAAATGAATGAAATCCCTCAAACCACCGAACAAAATTTGTTCCCGAATCATATATGTCATTGATAACTCCGATTACCGCTGCATCATCTTTCTTTGCGACACCATTCAACAATACGAAGTAATCATCATAGTTAGGCAAATCAAGTGCAACCGAAAGATTCTCTAAGGTGATTTCAGATGAATATGCTAAAGCTCTATCCAACAACTGAATGGAAGCTCGCATACCACCTTTACCCAACTTAGCAATATAACGCAGCGCATTTTCATCATAATGAATGTTTTTACCCTCTGCTATTTCGCTATCACAGATATATTTCAGTCTGTTAGTAATTCCATCCAAACTAATTTTAGATAATCTGAATGTCTGCACTCTCGACAAAATTGTTTCCGGTATCTTCTCAGGGTTGGTGGTACAGAAAATAAATACCGATTTAGCCGGACTTTCTTCCAACACCTTTAGCGCAGCCTGCCAAGCCGCCTTGGAAAGAGCATGTACTTCATCAAGAATAAACACTTTCCATTTTGTTCCGACAGGATATTGTTGAGCCTGCACTACTATGTTTCGCATATCCTCTACACCGCTATTCGATGCAGCATCCAGTTCTATCGGTTCACCCTTACCATCATTAAGGATATTACCAATAACACGAGCAATAGTAGTCTTGCCGATACCGGCGGCACCAACAAACAAGAAGTTCCTATTTGTCAAAGTAGGCTGACTACAAATGTTTTTAACTATATCTATAACAGCCGCTTGTTCTGTAATATCATCGAAAGATTTTGGTCGATATTTTGTTGCAAGATTCATTTACTCGCACCCCCACACCTTATATAAACGATTCTTGTTGGCAAATTACCACTCTTTACACTTCTTAAAATATGGACATCTTGAAGAACTGCACCACACATCACCGCTCGGTAGTTTTGGCGGAGCGATACAAGCATCAGCTAGTTTCTGAACCTCTGAGAACATATTCCATGTTTCAATCATCTGCGGGTAAGATACCTCTATCTCAAAACACTTGATATTGCCATACTGTCTATCCTGATATACAAACAATACCTTGTGTACTTTTAGAACAGTAGCATAACCAATAGCTTGTTCAACATGCTGAGGTTTTGGTTCAGTAAGAGAGTCAAAACTACTGTAATCGGAAGTTTTAATCTCGATTAGATAGTATTCACCATTAATTTTAATAAGACCATCGCAAGAAAATCTAATGGGTGGACTAACTATCTCTACCTGCGTCTCAAATTCTGTTTTATTTACTGTGTATTCATAGTCTGGATTCAATTCAGATAAATAATCCTCAACATCTATCCAATTATCACCGTACATCTCAGATAGATTTGATTGGATTATCTTATGACAAGCTGTTCCTACATCTGCAGTAAAATTTAGTGTTAAATCCGGTGCTTCATCTTTGTCCGGTAAAACACCTCTGAGCCTAAACCAAGAGATGCGCCTACAGCGAATGTAGCTCATGGCGAAAGTCCTGTGTTTAGGCTCTAGGCTTTTAGCACGTATTTTGTTTGTTACAAAATTATTATAATCAGATAAAAATTTGTAGCTTGTCTGTGAATTGAATGAAACTATGCGATTTAATCCTGCCGGTCTAAACCCCATAGTCCACCCCTTAGTTGCTAAAGGGTGCCAGCACAACGGACATAGTATCATCGCTGAATACTACTCCATCTACCACCGAACCGGTCTCTTCATCGAACTTCGGAGCAATTCTAACAGATGCATCGAAACGAGAAAGAACCTGCCTTAAATCACCAGACTTAAATGTGCAACTCCAAGGTGCATCCACTTCGGTCTCTGTCGGAATTTCCTTCTTACCCTTGTTTTCCTCAATAATGATGCACTTATCGGCAATAGTCATAGACACAGGACTATCGGAAGATGCGGCCAAGAGAGAAGTCTGTGACAAGAACTTGCGAAGTTCTGCGGTAGTGACAAGAACACCATCATTGGACGGGGTAAGTGCATAGAAGATTACCTCATGATGATATTCACCGACACCCTCATCTGCTTCATACTCAGGGGTAAATTCCGTAAGATAGTCATAACCATCGGTTGATAAGTGAATAAGATATGAGCTCGGCAACTTGATTAGTTCCGCACCTTCAGGAAGAGCGGCGAACAGATTAACAATAGTCGAAAGCAACAGACAGGTATCTGCCAATGCACCTTTCTTGGAATGGGTGAAGATACCTTTATCCACGTCACCAACAAGAACATCACCGTCAGCACCAACCCAAACTCGTGTATAGATTGGATGCTTCAACTCAGTAGCAAGCGCAAATAGCTGGTGGTCTCTTACAAACTTCCAACTCTCCGTATCAATGGCGGTCGAAACATACTGCTGTGTAAAGGTTTTAGGATTAGCAGGAACGCCGAAAGAAGAATCTGCATCATCAGACATCTGAGCCAGCTTAAATTTCGACTTTCCGGAATGCATAATTACTCCGCCCTGCACAAACTCAATGGTGGTGACATCCGCATCGAAAGTGGTTACAAGGTTGCGGAATGTAATGCTGTCCAAGATGACAGATACTGGACCAACCTCATCGCCAGAACCATGCAGGGTCAGTTCTGTCACAATTCTCGATGCTTCGATATTGATTTTCAATGCGGATTCAGTTGCGGTCAGCTTTACAACTCGGCTGCGACTTACAAACTGAGAGATATTACTTTTGATAATACCTAACTCGATGGCTGTCTTCAAAGGCTTTGTACTACATGTGAATTTCATTGGTATTTCTCCTTTTGGTATATAAATTTAATTTTTGTTGTGATTGGATGGTAGCTTAGGCTTAACATATCCACGCTCAACCCTCTGCTGAATGTCAGAAATGAAATCAGATTTCGGTATATTGAACCTCACACAATAGTCATCTATGCTATCCGACAATTCTTGTGTCCATATACCATTGACGCCATGGGCAGCATCACCTCTCGGCTTCTCGCCATTTTCATCATTAAACAATGGCAACACATATTCCATTTCGCAAATATGTGCTTGCACCCACTTAATATTGTCTTCCGACATATTATCTAACGATTCCGGTTTTTGATGCTTGTATGCGATAGAATTTACACTCAACCCATACCACCTATAAGTTATCTCCAAGTCGCAGTTGATGGCAAATGGTAAGAAACTACCGGCATTAACCATACAGTCAGTAAGAACCTTGCCGGCTTCTTCTGCATACTCCGCAGGAACTTCAGCTATCAGCTCGTCATGTACAGGAACAAGGAATCTACCACCAAACCTCTGCCAATCCTTATTATTGATTAGACTAATAATAGCCATTTTTGTTAGTTCGGATGCACTGCCCTGAATAATTGAGTTAACGCACTCTCGTGAGGCATCATTGATTTTAGACCGATTGTCTATAACCTTGATATGTTCTTCATACAATTCATTGTTTCTTCTGTATCGCTGACCGTTGTATTTGAATGAAGCATACTCTTTTGTCAGAGCATCAACAATCCTTGCAGGAATAACCTCTTTGTTATGAAGAGTAGATGGGTCTAATGGGTCAATATCTGGATTAACATATCCAGCCATAGGTTCAAAAGCGAATGGGGGTAACATCATATCCGGAATATGGCGACGTCTGCCTAAAATGGTTTCCACATAGCCTTTTTGCTTGGCAGTAGCCTGTGCAGAAATCATTAACTGACGAAGATTAGGAAAAGCAGCCATAACGGAATCATATACCTTTTGGGCTTCTTTGGTCTTTTCATCATCAGACATTGTATCGTCACTACCAAACAACTGTTCTGCGATTGATGGGATTGAACGACCGTAGCTGACGCCGAGTACGATGCTTTTTGCTTGCGTTCTCCTAGCCTTACCCTCTTTTTGATATTCGCCAGTCACAGGATGATTCTCTAAACACTCTTCATAGGGAACATTAAAAGCTATACTTGCGATAGTGGAATAAATGTCTTTGCCTTCGGAAAATGCTTTAATCATTGCGGGGTCTTTTGCTACAAACCCAAGAATTTTGGGTTCCTGCTGTGAGTAATCTGAGCCGATAAGAACATATGGCGGTGTTCTGTGTCTGATTCTGTAAGTTGTTTCTGACATTTATACATCTCCCTTACTCAAATAGATTATAGCATTCGGGGCATTTTTGACCAGTGACTTAATAGGTAGATACCTTATAGGGGAATTTGCCGATTTACCTATTTGAATTTCAACTAAATCACCATGCACCAAATCTTTAACTTTCTTTTCTTCCCCATCTTTGAGATAAACAACGGACAGCAGATTAAGTTCCACCTTAATGGTATTACCCTCTTGGATGCATTCTTCTTTCTTTTCCATTTCAGGGGTTGCTCGGAACATATGTCTAATGTCAGTATGTTTCGAAGGTATGTTCTGAAGATTTGGCGAACTTGAAGAATTATGAACGCAAATCTCATTTGCTATGAAATTGTGATATTCTTCCACCTCTATATCATACACATCGTATTTTCCGCAAGGTCTAACAGAGGAAACAGTATGATTTCTGCTTATCCCATACTCTGCACAATACCTATAAAACTTATCATAACTTATATGAAAATGTCTAACTACCCGAACTGCAAGACCGCCATATTGTTCATAGACAGAAAGAAACTCATCCTCAGGAATTCTCGGTTTATGATATTGTGTATTATATTTATGACATTCAGTCGCATAATCAATACCAGCAATCTCACAATGGTCCTTGAAAGTCTGAAAATCCATAGGAATCCTTGTAAGACGACCTTCAGCATCTTTTATCATTTCTAACAATTCAGCCTTAGAGGCCTTTACTTGTGCAATATGATTATTATGTCTTGTTCTACTGCTTGCTGCACGAGCTTCTGGTGTTCTAATAGATGCCGCAACATCTCTAGCTTGGACCGCTAGTTCTGCATGGTATCGTGAATGCCCAGAAGCCGTCATAATCTCTAAGTTAGATAAATCATTATTAGTGGGGTTGCCATCTTTATGATGAATTATCATATTAGGTGCGGCATTAAATATGCATGACTTTATAATATCCTGCTCCCTCGTGGAAATTCCATTCCAACCAAAAAGCCTAGGTCTAAATTCTGGCTTTCGAACAGTCCTTCTTAAATGTGCCAACTTATCATATCGCTTCAATGCGTCCGCTCGACACCATTCACCAGTCTTCTTTAAGATAAGATGCTCAGGTGTGCAGATTAATTCACCCGTATCATGAGTTCCAGAACTTTGCCACTTAATTTTTATACAATCTTTGTTTTTACCAGTAAGCCAAAGGTTTTTCACTTTACCAAAAACCAAATTCCCATCGGCATCATAACAATAAATGAGGTCCCCAGGTACAATATCTTCGATATTCTTGTATCCATTGAGTACTGTTATCCTAGTTCCTTTAGCAATGCACATCCGTCCTGTAGCTGCGCCGATGGATTTGAATGATGCGTGAATTCTGTTGTCGCTTGCTACGGAATTAGGGAGTTTTTCAGTAAAGGTTCCTATAAGGGTAGACAAACTCCTAACCTTCAGAAGTTGTTTGGCTTCCGGCATATTGATTTCACCGACAACTTCTTTTCCTGTTGGTTTCTTACCCTTATTCTTACCAACGGTAGGAACAGGGACCTGCATTAAGGTGTATAATAAATATTTAGTGTGTACTACACTGTCCGGATTGAAGTCTGCACCGGTTTTGAATGGTCTTGCCGAATTGTTTGGTATATCCATCTCGTCAATGAGTTTTTGAACCATATCTCGCATAGTAGCAAGTTCTTTTTCATAATACTCATTGTATCGCTTTGTAATGTATGAAGCTACATCCTTTTCGATATACATTCCCGTTCTGTGCAGTTCGGCACAGGCTTTAATCATGGGAATCTCAATACCCCATACGATATCAGCAATATGTTCAAGATGGTGGCTTATACACTTAGGGTTAGTCTTAGTAACATATGGTAACTGCCACAGAAACAGTTCATAAGTAATCCTAGCATCATTGGCCGCATACAGCTTTGCAACATCCGGCTTGCAGTATGGAAAAGTCTTGGCATCAAAAAAGTCAGAGAATTTCTTGGGGTCACCCTCACCCTTTAACACATACTTGGAATACAGTTGTTTCAATCCATTATGCGGTTCATTTTCTTTGATAACTCTCCAAGCCAAGATTACATCATAATAACAAGCAGGGATAAAATCTACTTTGTAATCTTTGTAAAGCATCGCAATATCATAATCCGCATTTGCAAAGATACATTTTACTTTATTATCAACAAGCCGTTGGAATTCTTCTTGACATTCCGCATAGGATAACTGATTAGACCTGTAGTTTTCCATTATAGGAACCTTGTGGAAGTTTGGAATATAACATTCAACACCGCCAGGGTAATACAGGGATGAACCAACAATAGTATCTGACACTTTATCCAGACCTGTGGTTTCCGTATCTATTCCGGCATACCCAGCATCTATACATCCGTCAATATACTCATGTAGCTGTTCCTTGGAAGTGATAAGAATTGCTTCGGAATCCTTAAAGTACTCCCTTACTGTTTCTTCCATAGCGGCTATTTTATCAACCGTACTGTTGGAAATGGCTGGTTTTGTTGCTAACTTCTGCTTGCTTTTGGCCGCTACCGCATCTATTGCCGCCATAGAAGCCGAATCAAACAAAGCCATATCTAATAACCACCTTTACAATAGAAATAAAGGGCAAGACTTCTGTTGATAGGAAGACCTTGCCCTTGATGTTTATGACAGATTAAAACCCAACATTGTCGGGAATGTCATCCCCTAAACCGAGTGCATCAATGTCCACGTCATCCATACTTGGCAGACCAACCTTACCGGCAGTAGGAACATCCATAACCTCAGCCGAAAAAGAAGCGGGGACGGGTGCTGCGGGAACTGTTGGAGCAGGTGCAATAGGTGCAACATATTGCGGAGCACTCACAATCGGAACAGCACTCTCAGGCGGAACTGCATTCGACTGGTGTACGGTTCTCGGAGTCGCACCGTATGTCTGTCGCGGAGAAGTATTCTGAGAACTCTGCTGTAAGAGGATTCTGCGGAGCTCTGTTGCCGAATAGTCTTTGCAGATAATATCATAGGACTCCGGAAGAGAAATCTTATACTTGGCCATAATGTCATCATATGGACCAACAAGATTTTCTTCGAGTACATTGATTGTATATCTTGTACCACGGTCGTTGGGAACTCCATAACGAGTAATACGGAAAATAAATCCGGACGGGTCGGGATAGTTCTTGAACACATCGTTCATGAGCTGTGCCTGGAACTTAGTAGACCTATCCCAGAACTGAATCTTCGGTCCCTTGAAATCGGGGTCGGAATGAGAAAGCACCAGCATCGGAATGAAAAGGTTTGTCTGGACGCGAATACCCTTTTCGCAAGCAGGGCAACCATCTTCCAAACACTGGACATATCCGTTGTACTCCGCCGACTTAACATAGTGGGTGTCCGCAATCAGAACATCTGCGGTGCTACGATATAGGAAGATTACATCCGCATAGTCCTGGTCATTGACCAGTCTAAAGGAGTTTCCGTATCTCTGTTCGTTGTATTCTGTCATTTTCTTGAATGCCATAAATCCACTCTCCTTAAAAATCTTTGTGTTTTGATATGTTTTAGGTGACAGTCGGCATATCTACTCTGTCACATATTATATAACGATTGTGTATTTCAGATTGTACACAAAAATGGCGGTTTTGCAAAAATTAGTAATTGGTAATTTTTTCCTTATTTTACCAGCTCAGTTCATCCATCTTTGCACCGCAATGTGGACAATAGTTTGGTACATCCCCATCGGCTAACAGTTGGTTAGCTTCTGAAGTAGATTCACAACCGGTATAAAAAGAATGTCCACATACTGAACAGTCAAGATATTCATATTCGGTAACGAACCAATGACCATGCTTATGACCATCTTCGTCCTTATGATTTTCGATAATCAGTCGGCCATCCATTTCCTTGAAAGCCCTATCGGCTTTATCATATTCATCATAGGCACCATAAAACCAAAGTTGCCCCTCAACCAGAGTTGCCACTACGTACTTGTAGTGATTTGCATACTCAGGAATATTATTGATTTTAACATTCATAATTTACCTCCCGCGCTTTTATCAACCTGCTACATAAAAGTAATCGACTTCTTGTGCATCTGTTCCGTCATCGACCCAGTGTGCCTTAATGGGCTCACCGGAATTCTTGAGTTTGAACATCATGTCCTTATAGCTATCGGATGTTACAGCAAAAGTTCTGATAGCATCCTCTACCCGTAACTTAGAAGTCTTGCAGAGATGTGCATAGATTTCTGCACTAATCTTGGGCTTCTTGCGAAGAGGTGCAGGAATGAGGTCTTCTTCGGTAGCAGGAATGAGGTCGGTGCCAAGAAATACTTCCTTGTATTTCTCTAACTTCACACGAAGGTCTTTGATGATTCTTTCGAAATCTCTGCGAGATACGGAAACCGGAAGCAGCGGATTGTCGGGATTCTCATTGATAACCTTATCGCGAGCTTTACAAAGACTTTCGCCATTCAACAGATACTGGATAACCTTTTCATACTTATGGCACTTCAGAACAGCCTTGCTGTCATCTGTCGGATTTCCGTCCTTATCTTTGGGGATGAACAGCTCTTCGATTTCTGCCCAGAATTCTTCTTTCTCGGCATCAGCAACCACATCAATCTCTACATTGTGGTTGGTATCAACAACAGAGTCGAATAAATCGAACTCTCCATCGGTTGCATCTGTTGCGATGTTGGAAACCTCAAATCTCGGTCTAAGCTGAGCGGACTTGGTGCGACGCAGGCAACTCATAGAGTTCCAAGACACAGAATAGATGTACTTGCTGGTATATCTATTCGGATTGTCCTTGATTTTCTCCACATTCTTTTCGAGATACTGAAGAACACACTCGATGCCATCTTCCTCATCTACGCCATCGCCTTTAGCAGAGTTCCACGCCGCCTTGACATGAGGATAGAAATTAACAAAAAGAGCCGCAGACTTATAAGAGTCAGGAATAGCCATCCATGACTCATAGCTCAGCGACTCATTGTCATTATCAATACCGAGGATGTTGGCAAACATTTTCTTAGTAGCAAAAAACTGTGACATAGTAACTCTCCTTTTGGATTCTTGATATGCTTTGGATTTTGATATGATAATGTCGGATTTCTTTTTCAAACCTTCATTATGGTACTATTATAGCGTATCATAAGAAAAAGTCAATAGTTATTGCCATTAGAACGGTAATTGTAATAGTTTTGTTACTTTTAGCTCGTAAACCTGAGATAGTCGGTATACTCAATTTGGAATTTTCTTGCGATTACTCTTGCGGTGCTGTTGTTCAGCGGCCGGTTTGAAGCCACAGACAGCGTTAATGGTTTCTTGTTAGTATCAGCAAAGGTAATTACAAAGATTAGTTGGTATCCAACTTCATTGCCCTTAGTGTTCTCTCGGACATCAAAATCAATGTCAATATCAGCAATCTCCGGAAACATAGAGAAGATAATATTCTTCACTTCGAACATCTTTCTCTGGTTTCTTCGATTTAATGCATTCAACCACTCAGAGTTTTCGATACATTGCTTTCTTTCCTTACGAATGAAGTATGACCAAAAATCCCTGTTCGGAATTGCATCATCTTCTTTGATGCTTTCGGTCGCAGCCACATAGGTAGCTCCTTGCTGAAACATAGACCACAGCTTTGCATATACTCCGCGACCAACATCAAGCTGAGTAGCCTCAAAAATCGGAGAACTTTCATGTTCCTCAGTAAGATATTCCTGTATAGGCATATGATAGTACTGCTGACCATCTTTTGCCTTATAGAAATAATCTACCTCAGTATTATCGGACTCAGGGTCACGGCAGATGGAAATATCGGAAATTCTTCTCGACCGATAGATGCTGGTAACGAAAGTATAAATGACATCTCTCCAGTTGAATCCGACAGAACTGATTCTTACCCACAAGGAGTTAGAACCCTTTACACTATTCAGCTTTCCACCAATACGAACTCGGCAGAACTGCTGATTAATAGACCTGCGGATTTTTAGACAAATATCATCAAACTCTTCGATTAAGATTCTGTCGATAAACTCATACAAAGTATCGACATCATTGAAATTATTAGCTGCGATGTGAATTTTAACTAACTCATCTCCGGTGAGAGGATAAGCAAAATGATACGGAAGTTCATTCGGAAGATTCCGGATAGCTTCAATGATATCTTCCTCGGTATCATCATATTTTACCTTATCCTCTAAACAAAGAGCAAGCCACGCATCTATCACATACTGAGATAATTGCTTATCAGCAGAATTAGTTTTCAGCAAGAATGCTGCTACCTCTGCCTCGGAAGATAAATCCCCATCCCCCATAGCATATAAGTGTACCTGCACAGGGAATGCTTTACCATCTTGTCTTAAATGCCATGCATTTGCCATCATCATCACCTCTATAATAATTGAGAGTAGTTTATTCTCTTACATACTTTGATTTCGCATTTGTTTTTCTAATCTTCTTTTTAATTAAAGGTTTTCCGTTATACTCAGATGCAATCCCAGTTCGGCGTAGACCTATTTCAAAATATTCTTCATTCATATCTACACCGACAGCTATTCTCCCTAATTTAACGGCAACCGCAGATGTTGTAAACGAACCAGAAAAGGGGTCTAACACAACATCACCAATATTTGAAGATGCTTTTATTATCCGTTCAAGTAAAGATTCTGGTTTCTGTGTTGGATGATTCTCATATTCATCCATCTTAAACCGCACACGATTAAATTCCCAAACATTGCCTGGTATTTTTACAGAATTGTATGGTTGTGGTGGATTTTTTCTATAATCAATCAATTTGCGCTTTGCCCCTGTTTTTGCTTCAACAAGAATATCATTTTGATTGAATACATACTTCGACTTTTTACTTTTGTTAATCATAAGTATAGGTTCATATAGGGAACCATAAATCCGCTTACTTTGCACACCAGAACTATCATAAGTCCACACTATACGACACAGAATATTATAGTGCTCAGAAGCATAAACATCGAGGTATGGCATATGCTGTGTAGCTGTCATAAAATACATAGTTCCATCATCTCGCAGAACTCTCATACATTCGTCTATCCATTTCTTACACCATGCTATATATGCCTGTGTACTTTCCCACCTATCGCTATTGTTCCCAAAATCCTTTCCAATATTGTACGGAGCATCTGCAAATATCAGATTCACAGAATTGCTTTTCATGCTTTTAAGTACATCAAAACAATCCCCCAATATTGCCATCGAGTTTTCATTATGCTTTTCTTCGAAATGACAACAATCAATAAAAAGATTACTAAAAACATCTTTCATATAATTCAACTATCAATACTGGGTTCGATTCTCATATAACGCATCGAACTCTTCCTTTTCTAAATCATTTACATCTTTGCCATCCGGCACATGAACAGTCCAAACCACAGCCACACCCCGCAAAGCCTTTCTGAGCTTGGCGGATGCACGACGTCCGGCATCATCACCATCAAGACAAAGAATAAACTCCCTTGCACCAAGTCTTTGCAGTTGCTTTATTTGCATTGAGTTTCCCGTACCCATCAAAGCTACGCAATTATAACCCCAACTCGCTGCGGTCAAGGCATTGATGCAACTTTCCATTATGCAAACAGAAGATACATTCTTCGGGAGTTCATAAATCCCATATAGTGGTTTTTGTACTCCGGATGGGTAGTGATAAAATTTATGTTCAATCGCTCTACGGCAGAAAAACAATGTTCTGCCTTGCGAATCTCGAACAGGAAATGTTATGCAAGCTATCGGTTTCTTTCTACCTTCAGGTAGAAATTCTGGGTCAAAGCCGATATCATACTTCGCTATGATTTCATCGGTCAACTTTCGTTCGTACATATAGTCAACTGTGTATCTATACTTAGCCAACTCTTCTTCTGAAACATATTGGATTTTGTTTCGATTGGCTAATTCCGACAGTTGCTTCAATGCTAATGTGTTTTGTGTATTTATAGATATTCTGATATTATCTGGAATCAAATGTTCGGTTGTTGTATCCGGCGGTGTAAATCCTGGCACATTCTCAATCAACCACTGCATACCATCAGAACTTATACCCCTCTGTTTTAGAATTAAGGTTAAGACTTCCGGCAATGACTTAGCCAAATGGCAAGTAAAACAGTGGAACATACCTTGACTATATTTTTTACCGTTTCGGTATATGTCATGCAAAAGCACACCGCAAGATGGTTTTCGTTCTTGACCATCGGAATGAATAGGACAATAGATTTGATAGTAGTCTCCGGAAACTTTGCTTAATCTCACCAAACCGTGAGATTGCATTACTTCCAGTATCTGTTCTACATCCATTTTATTACTCCATTTCCTAATTTATGACAGAATGGTCACCACTAAAGAATTTTTCAATGCTGTCGCTACTCTTGCCAGAAACTTTTATACCAAATCTTTTGATTCGTTGTTCAAATGTTTCGAAATCGCTGAACTGAATTTCCGAATTGTCGTCTTCACACTTCATAGAACGATTCTTACTTTCATTATTCATCTGAATAGTCCCTTTCCCAACCCTCGAATAGACCCATCCTATCCATCACGGCTCGGTCAATGCGTTCCCACAGGTAATCAGTATCTTCATTTTCATCGAAGAAAATCTGATAATCCGCAATAACATCAAGACACCTTTTCTTGCCAAACCCATACTTGTCATTCAAAACATAGCACAGAACCTTTAGAAATCTTCGCAAGGTATAAGCTCTTTCCTCTTTTCTGATTTCTTCTGTCCGTTCATCGAGTTCTCTCTGGGCTTCTGCCATCCGGAGAGCAACTTCCTGTTCGATGCGTTTACGGGTTTCGGCTGATAGTGGAACTCTCGCTTTCATGAATCCTCCTTAGTTTATTAAACGAGCAAATTAATTATCTTGCATACATCTTTACTACACCTTGAAGTTTAATCAATTCAGCAAAGATGTAATATTCATCACCATTCGAATCTCTGTGAATATCTCTTGTTTGAAAATGTGGATTACCCATAGTATCGTTGAATACAAATTTAACTTTGTCTTTATCAACCTCAACAACTCGCATAATCCCATACTGCTGACCTTTTCTGAATTTCTTAGCCACCGCATACACCTCACAAGGACAATTTGAATTTACCTGAACCGACTTTCAGCAGATAGTCGAAATACTCTTTTTGTCTGAGAGCTTCTTGCATTGTCGGATATTCCAACCCAAACCGTTCTCGACTTTCAAAAGTAAACACAAGAAGAAATCCATTACCATTGGTATTTAATCCGTTTGGGGTGATAGACATTCCTGGTGCAAACTCTACTGAAATGACTATCCCCTCCGGTTTCACAGAGCCCAAGGCTCGAATGGTTTTCAATATGTTATTATCTACTGAGTATACTTTATTTGGCATTAACTACCCCCACCCCATAGTCTGTCGTCAGTGCTGTAGAAAGACTATAATACATCATCAGTTTTTCAATATCATGTTCAGCATCAGACAAAGAATCATTAACAAAGCGATATCTCCCATTAGGAAGTTTCTCAAAACAACCTTTCAATATACCAGATATGGGCCATCGTGTCACTAATAAATCTATTTTATCGGAAGACTTTTTGGAAAACAAGACACGAAAACCATACTTGATTTTTTCGAATGAGGTGATGTTCAACACCTTAATTCCATAAATGTCTGACCACATAAGCCAACTTGTAGACAAGTAGAGATATTTCGACATCTGTTCCTTTTTTAATTCAGCTTTTTCCTTTTTACGAATCTGCAAACTGCTGATTACCCCATAACAAATACACACGAGCGCAACAACCGCAGCAGCAATACATAAAGCAAGTGATAATGGCATACATACTTCCCCCTTTGGTCAGAACTCTACATCTTGGTCTTCAAGTTCAAGAGATGCCAAGTCATCCGCAGGACCTTGAACATCCGTAAGAATATTATCTTGTACAGGCGAAATGGTTGAATTGTTTATCTGAACATCACCAGGGATATACTGAACATTACCGGTATTAACATCCCAGCTATAACTTAGAACAGGTTTTTCATTCTTCGCATTTCTCGACTTTTCAAGTCGTATGTCAAGCACATGTTGGTCGAATATCTGTCTTACAGTAAATACCTGAGTCGCAACACGAGCCGGTACATCACTACCCTCGATAGAATATAGGTTAGGAAATGGCACACCCTTTTCGTCTACCATATCTTTCGTATCTCTGTTAGCTTGCATTGTGACTACTACTGCACATCTATATGTCTTAGACAGCACAAACAACTCTTCGCTTATATGCTTATACTTCTCATAATCTCTTGTGGATTTCTGAGAGTCAGTCATATAGGACAATCCGTCAATTATCAGTAACTTTATTCCATGCCGTTTTACGAACATGGACAGCTTCTGAACGGTTACGCCGCCTGGCATATCTTTGTCCTCTATGATGAATGCATCCGCCGTTTCATTTTCAAGATTTTTCAGATAATGGCTGTAATCATCTGTATACTTGCCTTGATACAAGTCGCTGTTCTTAAAATGAGCTCGCCACGAGTCGAATCGAGTTCCGATATACTCAGCTCTCATTTCGGGAGAGTAGTAAGCTACATTATATCCAGCTTTCTGTGCTGATTCCATCATTTTTGTCATCAGCCAAGATTTACCAGTGTTGGTACGAGCTACCACAAGTATGAAATCTTCGATTGTACTGAAACCACCATACATAAGTTTGTCAATCTCAGCAAATCCTGTTGGAATTCTTGTCTCTTTGCTCGCATCTTGAACTATCTTAGCACGTTCCTCTGCTTGCTTGATAATATTCATAGGCTGAACATTATCAAGACTCATAGCAGATTCACATTGTCGTTCGATGTACTCCCAAACTTCGGACACATCACCAGACATCAATTCCTGCAACTTATTAAATGTGGCAAGGAAAATTATGTACTGCTTATTCTTTCTTATGTGTTCTTCCAAATACTGAGTGGTCTCATTGACGTCTACAAGAGTAATATTATCATCGACAAACTCAGCCTGAAATGTAAATATATCCGGAATCGTACCATACTTACTGCGATGGTCTAGGATGAACTTGATTTGTTTTCCATACACAGAGTAATATGATTCATCATACTCACAAAGGGCATCTATCTCTGCTTGGTCTTCCGAGGTCAGCAATCTGGAAATCATCTGTAGTTCGATTCCCTGAATCATTTAATCACCGCCCTCTTCAACTGTTCGGACAGATTACCGAAGAATGGACCATCACCCACTAAGGAAGATATTGATGGTGTAACAAGAATTGTGGATAAATTATTTCTCGCTTGGATTAACTGCAATAATGTCTGACACTCAAAGTTTTTGAAATTCACATAATCCATATTAGAAATAATAAGCACCTTTGCTTTCTTTGCAAAGATATTCATATAGTCGAGTTCTGTCGTATTTGCATTAGCCGACCAACTCTTTTTGACCAATTCAAGGTAATGATAGAATTTTAGATTATATACGGCGCACCGTAACTGACTGCCCTTCCAGTTATGACAAACAGCACAATATGTTAGATTGTTAGCCAAGTCTGTGGTAGATTTAGATGGAACAACTACCATCTTACCCTCAGCCTGAGCTAAGATAGATTCACAGTAATTTATGGATTCTTTACCCTGTGCAAATGCACTATTTGATATGTCGATAGAATTTCTATCCAGCAGATAGTTGCTTTCTGTGTAGGTGGGGCAAGACTTATCGCAAAAGGCATTCATACAATGACCGCTAAATATACAATTAATCACTGCGTTCGAGCCTCCTTACGATTGGATTTCTGGATACTTTGTAATTAACTCGGCTTGCGACACACTGCCTCGCCAACTTGACCGCATCAGTATAACCGAAGTCGCTATAGTCTGATATAGTCAAAGGTAAAGTCAAGAATGGGTCTAAATCGCCGAACATGGGATACTTGTGTTTGATTCCATCAATATCCCTTTCAAGCAGATACCGGCGAACAACATATTCTTTGATAAAATCTGCTTGCTTTGGAATTATCTGAGATTCCGGCAGGTCATCCCAGACATCAAGAATATTCATCAGCTTACCGTCTATCTCAATATGAGAATAAAAACTGCACTGTTTTCCATCGAGTTCCCTCGCGAGTTTGAAGAAGTGCGGATACTGTATAAGATTTTCAATAAGCTGCTGTTCTGTATATTCCTTAATAGGAAGAATCAACCCAAGAATAGGATGAAGTCTTATTCCGCTAACAGGTTCATACATGGATGCGGCCCTTGTTCGGATTCGGACATTTGGATACAGCCTTAGCAGTTCCTTGTCTGTCATCTGAGATGGATTTGTAGTACAAGATACTTCATTCTGCTTTGTGGGGATTCTCGGCAGGGTTTCATAAATTGTGTATG